CCACTCAAAGAGGGCATCGTTTTCTAAATCTTTATCTGATAAGAGATAGTGTTCTGCTAATTTAGAAACACCTAAAATAAAGCCAAAGTCAATGGCTGTACGAATCTCTAAATCTATTTCATCATTTAAATTCATCGCCCATTAACACCTGTGTACTTATCCATTGCTGCCTTCACAACTCTTCCAAGTTCATATGGGTCTGTACCAAGTCCTGCGTTAATAGTGATGTTTACACCATTCCCACGAGAATTGCCATAAGAAGGCGACAATACAAGATTTGAATTTAAATCTACCATGGCTTGGTCAGCAAGTCTTTGTGCACCTTGAATACCTAATGCCAATCCTTCTACGAGATTTTCTCCATAGCCTTTGAATACCTTGGATGGAGATTTAGTTCCTGTAATTGTTCTCCAAATATTTTTTACACCATCTGCAATTCCTTTAACTGCATTTAATGGTGCTTGTGCCAAAGCCTTAATACCATCTACAAGACCATTGATAAGATTTCTACCAAAGTTCTTAAAGTCATTTACCCATCCACTAAATAGATTCTTAATGCCATCAATTGCTTTCTTGATACCTTCTTTTATTTTATCCCAGTTATCAATAATATATTTAACAGCAAGGCCAATAGGACCTGTAAGGATAGCAAGAACAGTAGGCCAATTAGTCTTTAACCATTCCCATACCTGTTTAATCTTGTCCCACAACTTGCCTGCCATTTCCTTGACTGAATCCCAGTTCTTATATAAAAGAACTCCTGCAGCAATAATTGCAAGGATAACTACAAGATATGGAGAATAAACAAGATTTAATAATCCTTGTGCAATTGTAAGTAATCTTGCTGCTACTTCTAAATCTTTGAATATTTTCCAGACCATTCCAAGACCAAGTAATACTGGACCAATTACTGCAAGTAATCCACCTACTATAACTACAAATGCTGCTATTCCATCAATAATTTTCTGTTGTCCTGGAGTTAATTTTTCGTACCATCCAACTAATTTTTCAATTATTGGAATTAATGCATCAGCAATCTTATCCTTAAATTGACCAGTATAGTAAGTAATCTTTTGCCACCCAGTAATGTTATCTAAGGCTTCTTTTTGTTTGCCATTAACAATATCTAATAAAAATGCCATCTGTTCTGCTGTTGTATTTAATTTATTAAATGCTTCTTCTTGTTCCTTGGTTAAGTCAATACCAATCTTTTGAACTTCTTTGGCTGTTAACTTACCATCTTTTAATGCTACCGTCCAAGAATCAATAACTTGTGACACTGGAACATTTTTTAATAAAGCAATAATGTTTGAAGCCTCAACAACTTCAGGCACAAACTTATCAAGTCTTGAAGTAAAGGCTGATTTTAATTGAACAAAGTATTGTGCAATGTCGCCATCATCTACATAAAACTTACTTGATATTGCATTTACTTTATCAACAATTTTATCAAACTCTGCACCATACAAATCCTGCAGGGCAGCAAAAGATGCTTGTTCGTCATATCCATCTTTGATAATTTGCTTAAACCAGTTAATAGATATCTGGGCACCAAAGATAGAAGCAAGCCCACCAAATCCTGATTTTAATTTGCTTATAGAACCATTAAGGGAGTTGAGTTGAGTGTTGGTATTTTTTACGCCAGCAACGAGTTGCCTGGTGTCTGCAACAATGTCTACCGTAATTTGGTTAGCCATTTTTCTTATTCAACTCCTTTGTAATGTATTGGACCTCTTCGTTTGTCATCTCCCAGAACTCTGCTGGTGTATATCCTGTTCTTGAACAGAATCTACCCATAGTGTCTAAGAGATATTCGCTTTTGGGTCGCTTATACCTTCTGCAAGTTTTGTCATTTCTTCAATGCTCATGTTTTCTATTTGGTCCCAGGTGAGAGAAGGATTTGTTTTTCTACCTGTTACAAAAGAAATTGCCATTGATAATTTTACAGTTGGAGAATCCCATTCAGACATTGGAATGCCTGCAAGTCTTTCTACCTCTGCTAACTCTTTCATCTTTAATTGTGATATGTCCATTGTATGCCTCCTAATTGGCTATATATCTTCTTTTAATACTTTCAAGATTAGATGAATACTGTTGTATTACATAATCTTTATTTGCCCATGCTGCTCTTCGTAAAAATGGTTGTGCTTCTATATTTCTTGCAGGCCATCCATATTCAATTACTCCAGCGTATGGAACTCTTGCTCCACCCGCTTTGATTTGAACTCTTTGTACTGCCCTGTTACCTTTAACAGTTGATGCAAGTCGTCCTGTCAATTTGGGAGTAGTGGCAACAGCACTTTGTGCTACCTTGCTACTGATTGCAGCGTTGGCAGTTTTTAAATCATCTACAGCACCTTCGTATTGTTTAAAACTACGAGTAACTTCTCTTAGTCCCTTTACGCTTACTGTAAATTCTGCCATCGCCACTACCTCAAATTAAGCAGTTACCGTTGCTGGCTTACCATTGAGAACAATGGAAAGGTCAAAGGTAAA